TAACCAGATTCTAGGTCGCTCGGTCGGGGGTTTCTCTGATGCTAGTGATTATCTTTCTGGTAACACGTCGTTCAACCGTGACCTATGCGGTGCAGCAATGTGGGTGGTCGATGACCAAGTAGCCGCGTCTACCTACGCGGATCAACGTAAGTTTGTGGAACTGACAAAAAGGTGCGTAGCTAACCCACGACTAGAGTACCATGCCAAGTATGCAGATGCCGTTACGCTGCCGTGGTCGGGTCGTGTTGCTATGTCCCTCAACCTTGACGCAAACTCACTCGCGGCACTGCCATCTCTTGACTCGTCGAATAGAGACAAGGTATTGGCGCTGCGGCTGAACTCGACTCATAAAGTAACTTTCCTGTCCAACGTAGAAACAGAAGCAACCATCGCTGAAGAACTGCCATTCTTTCTAAGATGGTTACTAGACTACGAACCACCAGAGCATGTGCTAGCAACTAATAGATTTGGTGTCAAAACGTATATCGATCCATTCATCGAAGCAGCGGCTTATGATAATAGTAGTCGTTCTGAGATTGCTGAGTTGGTGGAGTTCTTTGCTCGCAAGTATCGTGAGGGTGCTGCTGCGTGTGGGACGAAAGTAACCAGTGTGTGGCGAGGAACGCTAACTGATTTCCAAGTTACGCTTCACGAGCTCAACGGGGGAAGGAATGTAGGGTCGTCTAACAACTTAGGATTCGTTCGTCGGGGTATGACCGTGCTCGAAGAAGTAGGACTCATCAATACGAAGATTCGCCCAGTGCGTAGTCGAGGTGAAGGTGGCGGTAAGTTGTGGGAGATCAACGTCAGTGACGACTACGATATTGACAAGGGTATGTCCGACGAAACCTGATCGGGAATAAACATCCAGCGGTCTGCGCGAGCGGGTCGCTGGAAACCTTCATGAAGCCACCCTTGTTGAACATAGGTGGCTTTCTCTTTTAGTTTGACGGGATCGATCACTGTGAGTTCGAGATCCTCGCTAGCCACAACGTAGTTAAGATGGAGCACTACATCATACCTTTCAATATTTTCGTAATCTTGGGGGGTTACGAAACAACCCTGCGGGCTTTTGTAATATGATAGAACTCTAATTAGTTTGTTTTCAAATTCTATAGTCCACATGGGAGCGTTAGGGACAAGGCAGTTATCGCTACAACCTAGGAGACGACACGCGTGAAACAGCGCATAAAAATTCTGAAGCTGAATTTTGACCCCCATCTGGTCTGCTCGTTTTTTCATCACACGAGCTTTTGCAATGTCAATCTGTTTTGTAGTCGGCATTACATCATCGTACGTAACCCAGATAGTTGACCCACACCCGACATGTCAAACTGAATACTGGGTATCGCGCTGCCTCTAGCTGATTCCATTTCAAGCTCCATGTTCTTTTGTGACTCATTCCAGTGGTAGGACGCACGCTCAAGATCGGCGTTATCCTCAGCGATGAGCGCGAGTAGGCCGTGTTTGATGGCAGCCAAGTTGGAAATGTAAATCATATCATCGTCGCTGACCAGAGGTTCAAACGCTCGCTTAACAAGGACGTGAGCCGTTGTAGTATCCGTCGCTGAAGGTATGCGGTAGCGGCGGTATCTCGTGGTAGTAGCTGCTGGTCCGACAGTAGCCAACGTCGTAGTCGAGTCGTTTGCAACAGTTCGTATATCTAGGATAGGTCTCTCTTCTGACGCCTGAGAATACTTAATCGATACGATAGAGGATACAGGAGTGCTGAACGTGATTGTGCTACCCGATACAGTTCCTAAGTAGTATGAAGTACCGTCAGTTCCTACTACACTTAAAATAGCTCCCCCTAAATCTACGGCGTCCTTGACTAGATCGTAGTCCGACGGGGTGATATACAGTGAGGATATAGCTGCGGTAACCGAGCGCATAGTTGGGTGATACCCCGCGTCAATCAGACCCCACAATGCTGGATCGACACTGCTGTTCATACCCGAAGCCTTGAAATCGTGCCACATCGATCGAACGGAAGAAGGAGCCCCCTTTAACTGGCACATCAAAACGGATTCGGCATTACTAGGCAGAGTGATGCACCCATCGTAGATTGGTAGCTGGTACTGAATAGTCAGATCGCGGTAAATGCCACTAGAGTATAGTCGTGGTATTACCTGATTAAGGGCAGCACGTAAATTAGACGCTGGTTCCTTGTAGGTTCCTAGTGATTCTTCAACTTGAGAGTATGTTAGTGCGGGCATAGTGTTAGTATAGTTAGATTGAGTGCTATGGTTTTTGTTGTTAGATTTTATATTCCTATTGTCACGAAACTAACATTTCTAGTTGTTAGCGTTACGCCCCCACCGCTCGCTGCGGGCACTGATACTGATCCGAATGAAAAAGAACCGACGTAAATTCCCAATCGCCAGCAATCAACTGTTGTTTGAGCCGATTCATAAAAAGTCAAATACCCATCGGCTTCATACATGACAAACTCCCACGTCACCAAGTCCAAGTCTTGGCCACTCGCCGCATTGTGAGCGATTGATATGCTGTTAGCGTTTTCTGTGACTGTGACCCCAGTTCCTGCCACAATCCTGCGGAGCATCCACTTTCCTGTAGTCGGTTCAAACTTCTGGAGAACCCCAGCGCCTCCACCGCTGCTGGCAGTATTGTCAAGTAACGAAGGCTGGAACTGATCGATGTGTCCTGTATGGAGTATGTTTAGTTCTACGTTGTCCCCGTCAGCGACAACCTCACACAGTTGCACGATACGTTTCCCTACCGCACCAACTGGCTCACTACCTCCAATAAGCTGGGGAGCGACAGATGGGGGCCAACTTACATCAACATCGATTAACGCTGAGGTCGCGACACCACTAACATCCTCTGTTATTTCGCAATAGACTTTGTCCCCAACTCCTACAGGGATAGCGCTACCTCGTGTAGTTGGAAGCCCAGTAATAACAATATGAGCTACAGCGTCGCCTACCATCTTACGGGCTACGACGTGACCATATCGCATTAGCAATACCCTGTTATTGGAGTCATCGAACTCTAAACGCGGGAACAGCGCGGAACTTTCTTTATCCTCGTATGGGTCACTACCGCTAACGTCAGGACGGGGAGAGTCCACACCAAAAGCACCGTAGCTAGACTCGGTGTAAGGTTCCGCGTTGCGTATAGGCGCTGGAGACTGTATTTGGTTTGGTTCCGTGTTCATTAGGTTCCAGTTCCAGTTAGGGCTATGGTGTAAGGATTCCTGCTTCCAGAGACGTTACTATTGATGTGCATTGCTGCAACACGGGCTCCTGCTACAGAGGGAGTAAACCTTACTATGAACGTGGTAGTCCCTGCGGGGGCGACAGGTGGTGTAGGCGCCGTAGTGACAGTATAGTTCGCCGCTGCAACTCCTGTGATTGTGATACCAAGACCTACTAGATTTGTGGTTCCAGAGTTTCTGATTGTGAACGTCAACGAGAAGTTCGTGCCTACTGTTCGGGAACCGAAATTAACGCTACCGCCATCAGGCAGGGCGGTAAGCGCGGGCTGCTCTATGGTGATATAAGGCTCGGGCAGTGGGGCGCTAGGTGGTGTGTTAATCTCTGTCACTGCAGGGAACGTAGGGGCGTACGCCGTGCGGATCGAACGGACAAATCCTCCACGATAAGGCTCCTGCTGATCGAACGCGACAATAGTAGCGGGCCACGTAAGATAGTTAGTTTCTTGAAAGAATCGTTCGGTGCCCACAACGTATTTGAATACGGGGTCCGTGGTCCCTGTATCCGCTTTGAACGATACGGAACCATGAAGACAGTCAGGTATGCTGACAGAAAAGAAAGGACATGAATAAATGATGCTTGTTGGGAGCATCGGCACAACTTCAGGTATGTCAAAAGCCGTAGCTCTCCAGTAACGGACAGACCGCTGCTTACAGGGTCCTCGGTATCCTTCAGGGTGAAACCGCAATACAGGGTGGATATTAGAACCCCCGTCCCGTCGTGACCAGTTAATCATCTCGTAGTGCTGAAGAACTGGGGGCCACGAGTAGTTGTCGTTTGTGAAAAAGTCATCAATGACGATAGCCCCAGTTAAGGTCGTGTCGCCGCCGCTATACGCAGTTCCTGAAACGACTGTCTCAGTTGTAACTGCGTACCATTCGCAAGAAAGTTGTTTGCCAGTGCGCTGGGTTCCATCTGACTGGAGCCCCCAATAACTATTAGTGGGGTCCAAGAAAGCATTAGCTATACTGACGGAAACGACGGGGGAGGTTCCAGTCGTGTAAGCTGTCTCCGTCTTGTAGAGAAGGTTTACTGACTCAGTCAACCTCCGCCCGTTAAGCGAGTCGACGCCGATATTACGAGTAGTGCAGCGCTTAACATAAACGTGTACATCAACGACGAACATGGATTCCAATACCTGATCCCCTATGCGGGATTGCTTTCGCTGGGCTAGCACGTAGTCCGATCCGAATAAGCTTGTGGGCGTCGTGGACGGGTAAACGGGATCTACGTAGGTGACGGGCATCGTGGCGCCCATAGCGGGTGTAAGAGGGTTGAACGCGTCACGACGAGTAACATACGTGCGTGCAACGGCGTCGAAGTTTTGACCGCCGATGTCTGCCTTTGTAAACTCCCAGTTATACTCATCTTGATTATTACGCACTGCGGCATAATAGAACTCGTAAATCCCATCGCGTTCGTTGTTTACTGCTCGGATATAGACGAGTTCGTGGTTCGGCCACTTAGCGGTATCAGGATGCGGGGTTCCGTATTCTGGAAAGTCTTTGCGCGTGGAGTCCTCAATTTGAGAAAACAAAATATCGCCCACTAAGGGAGTAGGTAATACCCTAGTATCTTGTCTTTTTGGTGCTTGAGGAAGCGGCATAGGAAAACGCTACACTTTTTGAGTAGCAAGTCAATAAGATTATGCGTCGGCTAGATAAAGTATAGGTGTAATCTAAAGTTTTAGACTGCCTTCCACCTGTTTGGCGCGATGACGTTACCCTTGCGCCTTTCAGTTTCTTCGATGAGACAGTATTCAAAAGTTCTTACTTTTTCTTCCCAGTCATTCTTACCAAAAGGATTGGTGGCGTCCGCAAGCCATGAGACAAATAGTTCACGAAGCGGGGCAAAGATGGCGGTCTTAGCGGTCTGACATCCCTCGGAGGAAGTGCTTGCTCCCTTTGCGTCGTGGATGTTAATTGCATGAACGCCCCAATGGTCGTAGGTTCCCCCGCCAATCTTGTCACGTTTCACCAATACTTGCGCGCACTGCCTGAACGCTGGTCTTCCTTTGTGTAGTCCTGCACCATATAGCCAAACGCCCGTAGCGAGGCTTGCACGCCCTTTGTTGGAGCCTGTGCCCGAACCAGCACGGTATCCTGTTGGATCGGTGTTGGCTTGGTAAGTTACTACACCATGCTGCGGTGAGTAAAGGCACCACGCGTCGTCCCATTGATTACGATCGTTCTGTCCTTCTACTCCCATGCTATCGAGATAGTAACCACGGATTGATAGCCAACAACACTTTGTCAGGTCGCAGCCGTTAGCTTTGAGAATAGATACAACTTCGTCGTGGGTAATGCGTGGGGTGGGCATAATTATTTTGCGTCAAGGATTGCGACTACGACTTCTGGATCGGCACCATAAGTGCGCGAACCGTCTGGGTTGACCGTTAATGTGCAGCTTGAGTAAGCAAGTGCTAAAATGATTGTAATTAGTAGTTTCATTTGTATATGATTTTCACGTTTGATTTCTTACCATAAAATTTCCAGCCGAAGGCACACACGCCAGCGTAAATGATTCGTGCGTCCCAAGGTGCGCGGGGCGCAATTAAATCGCGTATCCAACAATCAATCTCTTTACGAGTGAACGGCGTGTTGCGACAACCACCTAGTTGATAACCAAGATCGTGCACTAAGCCGCCGATCATGTTCGCGGGAGTATCGTTGTAGCACGTTAAGCCATCCCATTCGTAGCCTTCAAAGATAGTCAGTCTGCCGTCGCGGAAGGATGCGATATGGTATAGCCCATCATTCGTCCAAACGTCAAACGGCTCGATTACGCGACCAATCAGATAGGTTTTGTCTGACGCAAGGCGATATGCCCAGTTGTCAGAGAGTCTGCCGTCGTCGGAGTAAACTAATTTATTAGTGCTGGTAATCATCGTCGTCAAAAAAGTTTGAGCAAACCATACAAACCATGACAACAACAAAAATTGTAGTCGCAATAATTTTTAAATATAAGTGTTGGTCGCTCATTGTTCAATTCTGCTTGGTGTTTGGTCAATGTAGCTTCGGGCGGTAATCAAACCTGTCATCGCGACTGAAAGCATAAATGATGCAGTCTCGCGCCAATCGGAAAAATTAACTGTTGGCAATCCTGCGCTGGCACTTGTTCCCATTGCGATAAGAATGTATAGGGATAACCTTGCACTAGATTGCTTTTGATTCATTTCTTTTTCTTCAATAGGTTGAAAAGTGTAATGCTGGAAACGCAAATCAGCAGCATTGTCGAAGACGTTTTTAACGCCCAGTCTAATTGTTCTTGGAATTGTGTAATAACGCCCAATGAAGATGCAGCAATTCCTATTAAACCATTGACGATATTGTATGTCACACTGTGTTCCTCAATCATGATATTTATTCTGGAAGAGGTTCAGGCTCAGGCTCAGGCTCAGGCTCAGGCTCAGGCTCGGGTGCTGTAACCATTGGTGAAGTGTAACCAAATTGACCATCCTCGAATCCATAGCCAGTTGGCATGGACACAATCACGCGACTGATGATGTCGGTCTTTTCAAGTTGCGAATTAACCGCCGCGCCTAGTTGCGAGTTGGCTGAAAATCGTTCGAGCGTTGCGACAAGATTGCCATTGATGCTGTCGAGGATTGTTTGCTTATCGCGCTGCCAAAACTCCGCATAGCACTCGTTGAGCGTGTCTGCTAAATGCTTGGTAGCGATGATCCCTTTGCGAGTCAAGCCCTTTTCAAATTCTGCCGTTGTTAGTGAGGTGTCCATAAAATTATAATCTAGATTTAATCATATTGCATAGATTTTTGATTGTTTACAAAAAAACGTCTAGTCGCTGCCGTTGTGCCGTTAGTTGCTGACATAACCAATGCCGAATTGCTTGCTGCGCTTGTAGCGGATGGTGCACCCGATCCCGTTACGGTTGTGCTGTTTACAGTTGCCGTCCATGTGCCGTTACCGTTTGATTGTATAATGCAGTCATAAACAAGCCATGCGGACATTGTTACGCCCGTTGTAGTCGTTGTGACCGCGCTGCCGTTTGATACTTGCACAAAGATTTCACCAGCGATAACTTTAAACCCAATCGCGGTGTTTGCCGATTGCAAATCCTGCACGGTTGTCAGTGTTGACGGTAAGCCAAGATAGATGCGAAAAATTGTGTCTGCTCCGGTAAAAACATCTGAGCTAATGCGGACATAATGCATTGTTTTTTTAGACCAATCAACCGCTTGTCGAGTGCCTGTGTATTTTTGCCAAGCTCTGAAATCGTTTGCGTCCGAACGGAGTAAAGCACTTGATCCCGCTGTTGCTAGCGTGTTTAACTGCATCACGTTCGTTGCGGTTGATGATGTGCCAGTGCCTACGTTTGTGGCGGTGTAATCTCCCGTCGCTTTTGTCCACTCGTAAACTGAGGTGAGTGTGTCTGCGTTACTAACCAAGCCCAAAGCCGTGCGATGCGCCGCTGCCGCCCCCGCGCCATAAGTGTAGCTCGTCGCGTTAAATGTCGCCGCCGTGCCTAATGTCGCTGAGTTGATTGCTGGCGATGTCAGCGTTTTGTTGGTGAGGGTGTCCGTGCTGTTGCTCCTTACCATTGCGCCCGTGCTACCGATGTTAATTCCGAGCGCAGTCGCTACGTTTGTGCCGAGTCCAGTGATGCCGTTAAGTGGTACTTCATTCGCTGTTGTCGCGTTGCCCGCAATAGTAGCATAATCAGCGTTAGTAGCATTTGCGACGGTGCCAGAATCAGTGACGAATCCCCCAGCCCCGTTTGCGTTATTTCCTAAGGCAGTGACAACGCCAGTCCCCGCCGTGGTCGTGGCGAGGGTTGTCAGCCCCAAAGCCGTGCGATGCGCTGCCGCCGCGCCTGTGCCGTAGGTGATCGTTGTCGAGTTGATTGTCAGCGTTCCCGCAATCGTGCCGTTGGTAAGCTTGTCAGGCACTCCTGTTGTTGATGATGTTAGTGCAAGTGTGCCAGTGGCGTTCGGAATGTATAAAAAAACGTCTTGCGCTAGATTTAAGACATTAAATCCGTAGCTTCTTTGGGTGGGTAATTCACTTTCCCAACTAAGTCTTGTATTGTCAAAATTGAAAGCCACCATTCCAGCCGCCGTCTCAACATCTCCAAACTGGAATCCAGTTGCACCCTCAACTAATCCAAGACTGCCAAGACTAGCCACGCTCAACGCGCAAGTGCCATCGCTGGTAGTCGCGCTTGTTACGGCGTTAGTGGCAACTGAGATTTGCCCAAATAAAATCGAATGGTTGTTGGTAAATGCACCCCCCGCCGATGATACCAAAGTGACGGGGAAAGTGTAGTATGCTGTCGATGTATTTGCCCCTGTCACCGTTGGCGTGCCGCTGATTAGCCACACTTGATTTTTGCTTGAGTCGTCGCGATCCTGAATAAAGATTTTTTGATTGACGACAAAAAACGAAAGTAAAAGCTCGATGTCGGTGTCGTCATCGGTTAAGTGTGAGACAAGTATGCTAGTCGCGCTTGTCTGCGTAGCGTTGTTCCAGAGGAGGTAGCCGTTACCCGGGTAGCCGCTCGTTGCGTTAGTCTTGGCTTTATATTGCCACGCCGAGGTTGACCCGCCGTTTGTGCCGTTGGTGCCTGCTGGAATTCCAAAATTAAAAACAGCAGCCTTCGTTGTTCCGCTGTTCGTGATTGTGGCCGGAGATCCTGCCGCTAATGAAGTGACAGTTCCGACCGTAATTGTGGCAGCACCGTCGGTCAAGTTTACCTCGACGGTTTCTTCCACCTCGGTGATGTTGATATTGATTGTGTCGCTCATCGTGTTACGTCTCTCCAAATTTTAATTGTGCCACCGAAATAGGTGCGCACGAATCCTGCGGTGTCGGTGGTCTCGAAATCATAAACCCAAGTCCCTGCACGGAGCGGGAAGTCTAGTATTTCTGGAATAACAAAAGTCCATGCGGCTGCACTGGTGATGGTGATCGTGCCGTCTGATGTGCTGAGTTCGAGCACGGTGTCCGGGCTTTCGAAGTTCTCGCGGAAATACATGCGAGCAGATGCCACGGCCACAGGTGGTGGTGCGCTGTTCACTTCGATTTCGATCGACTCGATGCCGCGCCATGAATCGCCGCGAATGCGAGTGCTGAGATTGTAGGTTGCTCGTGGGTCGCTCATTATGCTGTGGTGATGTGGAGAGTTGCGAGGGAGATGTCGTAATAGATGCGACCCGCTGCGAGTGCAGTGTTGGCGGCAGTAAGATCAGCGTATGAGGTGAATCCTAGATTCTCAAAAACCTGTTGTTTCTGCGCGCTGCTCAAAGCATCGACGGCATCGACGCGCGGGAATCTGTCGTTTGCGACGCTTTCCAATAAGTAAACAGGCCCTGCGGTCTGTGATGCTGGCGTGTTGGGAATGACGTCTTCGCGGACCGTGCATGATACCTGCAGTGGCGTCCATGTGTCTCCAGTGATGTCATCGACCAACTCGATCTCTAGGGTGGCATCGGCGCGTGATCGACCAGCAAGCAATTCTGAAATGCCTGTGGTGTTGTTGGATAAGATGCCACTGCGACCAGTCGGGACAATTAGTGCCGCAGAATCGCCGACAATCTGATCAACGTCACCAAGAGAGGCGGCGAAGGCGATAGAGAAGTTCGGGAAATCTCCCGAAACCGTCACGTTGTCAGCACCGACTCCTGCCAATGCCTCAAGTGCTGCTTGCACGGTGGCCGCGTCTGCGTCCCATGATAGTGATGCGGTCTCGTCAGTATCAACTGTGAGCGTGTAGGTTCCATCATAGGGGATGGGAGAAAGTGCCACTGTTTGAATGTCAGAAATTCCTGTTCCTCCTTCGCGGACTGTGGCGACCACAATCGCTGCGGCTGGAAGATCGTCTGTGAGTTCGACGTATGCAGCAGGCTGGGCTTGTAGATTGATCAGGTAGATCGCCTGGGTGGAAACTGAGCCAGCGAGCACGGTAGAAATGTATGCGCTCGATGTTGGCGAGATGGAAGTTACGTCTGCGGTAATCGCTGTGCGGACACCCACGCTGGTGAAGATCACCTTGTAGGAATTCGTTGTCGCAGTGACGGTAACACCACCCGCTGAGATGATCGACGCTAATAGATTCAGAGCAGCGGATACCTGCGCGGCTGTGGCGTTGTATGCGAGGGCCGTGGTAGTGTTTGCACCGTAGGTCAGGGTGAATGTGCCAGCTGTTGGAGATGACCCCGGCACTCCGATGCCGAGTCGCACGGTCTGGTCGGTGAGATCAATTTCGCGCCATGGTCGGGCATTCGCTCCGCTGGGTTCGACAAGACGAACAGACACTGGCGTTTCGTCTCCGAAAACAAACGATGGAGAAGCTCCTTGGACCGTAGAGGAAAACGAAGAAATGAGTGTGCCACCTTGGACGTTGACAATAAAATCTAATGAGCGACCCGCCATGCTTAAAGGGTCATTTCAACCCGTGAGAATGCGCAGAAGAAATCAGTAGGTGAAATCCACGCTCAATGAGCACGATCCACTGTGACCTCCCCCGTCTGCTGTGTTAGATGCAGTTATAAAAGATGAGAAAATTCCGCTGAAAATAGCAGTCTCACTCGCCCAGGTAGCAGTCCACGGCAACCTGAGAACTTTGGCATAAAAACTCGGCAGAAGATCCGTTGCGGTTCCGCTCGTTCCTTCGAAAATCTCGATCGTAACCTTCTCTACGGTGGTATCAGTGCCTCGCCCCATCGATGGCGGCAATCCTCCGTCATACATGAGGAAGATGATCTTGTAGTTCACATCCGTCACCACATCAGTTCCTGCGGCCCACGGATCGCTGATCGTAGCGCGAGAGTAGGGAGTTGCAGTGCAGGTGCCGATCACCACCTCGGCAGGATCTCCACCATAAGCAGCATTCACCTCCCACATGTAAAGAGGTTTATGCCCCATCGTAAATTCCCCATCCGCTAGAGTCACAGGCAATGGCCCCCACGGTTGCTTTTCCACTATCACACGATCCCACGGTGTGGCCAGTGAATAGTCCAAGTCGAACACATAACGAGTAGCCACCGTGCCAGCACCTGTGAAATCACGCTCGTCCCTGGTATAGCTCAAGGTCCCCGATAGACCAAGCTGCGACAATCTCTGCGGATGATTGTAGCTATACCCACGATAGCTTGTGGCCAATGTGGACTTCTTATTTTTGATCAATGACCAAAACGCACTCATTTTTTAAAAAATAGATACTTCCCACGCATTGGAAACTCCACCATGGGCCACAGCGATCAGTGGTCCATAGTTGCCTTGGGAGATCGTGAGAGGATCAGGCACACCTGCCACCACCTCAACGGTGCCGATCACCACGTAACGATCGGTGGAAGTGTTCGATGACGGTGTGCTCACCCAGTCCATCGCAGTGGCGGTGAATGCTCCTGTGGTAGAATTGATCACCACCTTCGCTTGCAGATACCATGTGCCATTAGCTGGTGCGAGTTCCACGGTCTGTGCTTGCAATACTCCTGCCAGCACACCAGGTGCAGCAATCAACGAAGTCCCCACAGATATTTGGAAAGGAAGATTTGAACTGGTAGTGCTTTTTCTGTTTTTATTCGCCAAGATCACACCACCGTGAGTGTTGGTGACTTGCATTCCAGCGCCGCGAGGTGTGCGACGATTGATGGCATCGAGCAATCGAGGATCACCCGGAACACCTGCGTCGAATGAGTTTCCTTTTCGGTGTGGGTTCATTATGGGTAGAGGATGGACGAGAAACCATTCGGGCCGCTGCCCATGATTTGCTCGGTGACTTGGTAAAAACTACCGACTTGGCGGTAGGGGTAATCGATGACGAGAAATTCTTTCACGTCCGCAGGTTTGCGGAATCCTGGTATCGATGTTTTGCGCGTCATGCGGCGACCTAAGGTTGGAACATTTTTCGTCCAGTAAGTGAGTGAAAGCAATGTCGCCGGCACTAGGTAGAATTCGGCACCGAATAAGTCCGTGATTGTGGGGTCGAAGAATCCTAGGAATTCACCAGTCTCTGAGTCGAACTTCGCACCATTGGCTGTATTGGGAGCGTCAGGAGTTCCCGCAAATGTAACAAAGTCAGGATGAGATGTGACCGGATCTTGGTTGAGATTTGGAGTATAGGAGATCGTCGGGTCGGTCTTCGCAGAAATCAGTCCAAAGTAGGAACCAGTCATGCGTAATTTTCGCAGAGGCAAATAGGTGATCTCGCGGTTGTAAAGTTCGCACCGTGCATCACGCGGATGCGGTGAGTTGATCTGTGGAAGATTGTTGAGTCGCGTTTCGTCGCACTCAAAAACGACTTGCCCCTCGATCGTTCCGTCGTTCTTTTCCGTCAGTGAAAAATTCGGTTGAATCACCACTCCGTCGGAGTAGTAGTCTGTGACAGTTCCTTTTCTGGTTAGGCTCATACTGGTTCGGGGATGTTGGCGTTTCCTGTTTGTGTTCTGCTCGTGTTCTGAGCGATGGTTTCAAGCACGCTAAGTTGACGCTGTTGGATCGTCTCACCTGTCAGTAGGTTGGCACTTCCTCCCGCTCCGATGCTGGCTAGAGAACCTGTTGAGATCATCGGTGTGGCGGGTTCTTTCTTTTTCGTGTCCGCCAGGTCTTTCAGAATATCTTGCATCTCGTAGCCTTTCTCGCGAGCTTGGCGAGTCTTGTCGATCTGAGTGGCTTGATCGCCTGCATCACCCGCTTCTTTCGCATCCATCAATAGATTCGCTTGCTCTGCTTTTAGCATGTCTACTTTACCAGCGGGGTCGGCGGTTTCAAAAGCGCGATTGCGTTTCGATTCTTCGTCTTGCTTTTTCGCTTCGAGCCATCGCTCCATTTCCGCACCGATCTTGTCTGATTCCTTGCTTGCAGCATCGGCGGCTTCTTTGTTGCGCTTATCGATCAGGTCGCCGCGCTTCTTCTCGTTCTCTAGTATCTCTTTTTCCTTTTGTAGCTTGTCGTTGCCTGTGGCATTGTTCATCTCTTCAATCAAGGCCGCGCGCTCTTTATCGATCTCAAGGATCTGCTCGGCGAGCGAAAGGTCTTTCATTCTCGCTTCTTTTTGCATGCCTGCAATTTCCTCCGCTAGCTTCTTTCGCTCCTCTTCTGATTTGATCGCTTCCTCGATTCCTTCTACAAGGGCGTCATTATTTTTATTCGCGCCACTTTCAACCGGTTTATTGTAAATTTCGTCAAAGACTTCTTTCACAGTTTCTCCAGTGGCTTCGATGTTGTTTTTGGTTTCATCGAATCCCTTCTTAATTCCGTTTTTGTATCTTTCAAATGCCTCGCCTGCTTTGGAGAAGTTGCCAGTGAGCGCGAATCCTATCACAGCGGCGCCGTTCTTGATTCCTGTGACGGCAGTGTCCCACGCAATCCCCATTTGAGTAATCGAGCCACCAATGGACGCACCGATTGTGCCGCCGATCAGCATGAATGCCTCAATGATCGCAGCACCGCCAACAGAGAGTTTTTGCATGAAAGAATCCCACTGGTCGCCGAAGTTTTCAAGCGACGCGACGGTCGAATTTGAAACGACGGTCGTGTTTGCGAATTGTGTTTGTAACTCTTGCAGTCCTTGAGAAAGTAGCGGCATCATTTCAGCGCCTGACTTGCCTAGAACCTTCATGACAAGTGCTAGGTTCTCTCCCGATCCTTTGCCGTTTTCAAAACCCTTGGCGAGTTCGAGAATCTTCTGCTCGATCGGTAGGTTTACGAATTCCCCGGCATTCATGCCGAGTGCTGCGAATGCTTCTCCCATTGCTCCGCCTTTTTGTGCGGCTTCGTATGCGTTCTTTGTGACCACCGACATCGTCTTAGCAATGCCTTCGATGTCGGACCCTGCGAGCTGTGCTGCGAGTCCTACTCTCTGCATCGATTCCGCAGACTCGCCGAAACGTGTTGCGAGATCCTGAATGCGACTCATTTCATCGACAAGTTTTTTGATGCCACCAATGACAGCACCGACACCGAGAGCGCCGGCAATCATGCCCTTGGCGCTGCTGGCGAATTTTGTTGTTTGGCTTCGCATGTCGTCGAGACCTCTTTTGAATGGTCCAGTGTCTGCACCGAATACCCACTTCATCATGCGTTACCTCGCTTTCCTTTGGTGTTGGCGAGCCAGTAATCAAACGTAGGTCCGATGAGTTCTTCTGGTAGTTCGTTTTGAAACTTGGTCATGGCTTCGTCGTCAGTGAGTTTTGAAAGGTCGATTTCTGAGTTGTCTAGATCCGCATCATCGAGGAAGCGGAGATCGACTCCGTGGAGTTGTGCAAATTGAGCATCCATCCACATCGCTTTTCCGAGCGTGCAGTTCCACGCTTCGACCTCGGTGAGTCCGCCGCGCGTCATCAGTGAGCACACGAGACCGAGGCACCGAGGCCCACGATCTACGTGCTTGCTGATAGAGTCTGAGCCACTGGACGCACGGAAGAAAACTGGTGGCGACGATTGCCGCGCCATCCATTCATAAAAACGTTCAGTCTCTGCGCGGAATGTCGCAGTGTTGCGCGTAAGTTTTCTCTTCCACCATGCATCGAGCAGTCCAGGTGTGATGTCGCTTTCTCCGTATGTTAACCCACAAACGCGAACCGCAATGAGAAGATCAAGCACGCTAACACGATCACCGCCAAGAGCAATCGGGGAGCCGATGGCAGACAAGACGAAGTGATGCCACAGTGAGAAGGTGGCGAGCTTTCGCCCACACACTTTCGCCACTGGTGGCAGGAAAGAATGGTAAAAGCGATCATCCACGGAGGGTTATGCGTATGAAACGTATTCCGATTTCTTGATGTTGTAGGTCAACGTGACGAAACCTTGTGACTGTTCCTCGCGGCCTTCGCTGACGATTTCGAACGCCACGCTGTTGTAGGTGTAATTCGCACCAGGCACAAGGGCCGTGAAGCCGGAGCGTGGGCGAATGGTGAGAGTGCCTTCTGCGTGAAGGTCGTCGTAGCGGCGCTCGATCTCATTGCCGATCTCGTTCACGGTTTCTGCCGTGTTCTTGTTCGATGAGTTCAGAGACCAACTGAGAACAGTGGCATTCGTAACGATGGCGACACCGCCGACGATGCCATACAAGTGAGCGGTTCCTTTAGTGGTAAGTGACATGATAGTTTATGGTTTAGCTTTGATTTGTTTGGCAGTGATCGCATCGCCTGTGATTACGCAGTGACCGTCTTTCGGTTCTGCGCTCACTGGCACTGCGGCATAGATCAATTTCCCTTCGTCATCGCGCAGGTCTGCCTTGCCGTCTTTTGGCTCGACATTGCGGAAATGGTGCTTGTGGCCAGCGGGGTGAAAATAGATCGCATCCATAATCATTGAGTGATTTCAACTCAAGCAGGCTCAGGTGTGAGTTGGCACACGACGACGATCTTGAATTGCTCGATCCAGTCGGCACGCTCGAATTCTGTCGGCTCGTTTTCTGGCATGGTGTCGTAGATGTGAGGAATGAATCCCTCCCATTCAAAGTCGAGCGCATTGATGAACGTGCTGATTGCTGCCACGTCTGAGAGCGAATCTTCGACTGTCATTCTCCAAGCGTCCAGAAGTGAGCGCGCATTAGTGGTCTCTGAATCGACGCGCAGTTCGAATCGCATGGAAACGACGCGAACGCCGGCACTGGTGGGCATGTCGGGATGCGGCACGGAATCCTCGGCAAAGCAGACGAGATACGGCTGTTCGACGATCTCTGCTTTCTCGTGTCCCTCGTAAATATTGAGGCCAGTAATGATGATACTCTCCATGTAGAGAGTGAGTGATTTTTCGACCTTGCGGGATAGTGAGAGATTGCTCATGATACGTTAGATTTCCTAAGTGCTTTTTCGATTTTCCGATCTTGGATGCGTTTCAAAACTGCACCGACCATGGTGGTTCTGTGACTCAGCGCCATCGATTCGTCTGCTGCGCTGAATGCTTCGCGTAGATAAGAAACGCCATTGATCATCTCTACGGATAGTTTGTCGCCACTCTCGACCATGCGACCAGTGCCTGGTGCTTTGTGACGTGTGGCGAATTGTGGAATTCCACGCGTTCCACCGAGCTGGCGTGATGCGGTGGCAAATCCTCCTTTTGCAAATCCTGTCATCTTTACTTTCTGGCGAATGTAGGCTTGCACCTTTGAGTAGTCGCTGACGACGAGCCGGTGCGTAACACGTTTTTTGAAACGCATCGATTTGTGAAGTTGCCCGAAGTCGAAAAGCCCCACATCGATTCTCCATCCAGGAATATGCTTGTCGGTGATTTGCTTTGCCTCGGAATATTTCTTGCGCTTGAGAAGTCCCCCGAATCTCTTGCCGACGCCATCTTCTATTTTGTTGAGCACGTTGACGATATGGCCCGGGTGTGGATAAACCTCCCGCACTTTCATGGTGATCTTCGATTCGGTTGATTCCTTGTCCGCTTGACTCTTTCCTTTCGGGCGGGTGACTGCGGCGAAGTCGGTGGCAAGCAATCGCATCTGTGCAGGCAGAATCGAGCGGACTGTTTTCTTTGTCTCGCGAGCGAGGTCTGACAACGCATCGTTCAGCCTGCGGAGGTCTGCGGGATCTGGTTTGATGGTGACGCTCATCAGCCTCTCCTTTCTGGTTCGAGCAGATCAAGAATTAGCGCACCTGGTCCGTTGTCAACGCGATCGATCTTCCACGTTTTGCCGCGACAAGTGGCGGTCTGCCGACTGGTGGGAACTGTGGCGAATGCACCAGAAGGAAGGGAGACGCGCAGGCCCCGACGGTTCTCGTCGCCCCCGTCTGCAATCATCAGCTCGGCGCCGATGTCTTCGACTACTCCACGCGCGGTGGCGCTGCCGATGGTGACGTTCTCTGCATCGAACTGATCGAGCGATGATTCAAACGCGGCTTTGACAAATAAGGCGACTCCCATACCAAGGGAATGATTTCAAATGAAAAACCCCCGCACCGTTTTCGATGCGAGGGTGAACACTATACAATGAGCAGAAATTAGTCAGTGAGAAGGCAGATGTGCTCAGGCTTGAGAACCTTAGAACCCCACAGAACGCCGATCTCGTAATGAATCATGCGATAGCCGGGATACACTGCAAGCTCAAAGCTCAGGCCGCTGCGTGGGTCAGTGATGACTTCGCGCATGATGGCAAGGTCTTCGCCGCCGATTGGCACTTCTGGCAAACGAGTTGCAAGGATGATGGCGTTACGGCTGAAGGCTGCATTGGCATCTTGAGCGGAAAGGACGGTCACAGGGTCATTGTTGGCGATTGCCTTGATGAGACCAGGTGCTGCGATGGTGATGTCTTGGTCGCCATCTCCAGCGGTTCCAGTTGTCACGGTGTAGGTATTGCCGCCAATCGTCACAAGTGAACCGGCTGGGATGCTGCCTGTGCCTGTGTCGACGTGGAGCAAGGTGTCTCCGACAGCGTAGCCAGCTACGTTGTCAACAAGGTAACTGGCACCAGTGGCGGTGGCAGTAAGACCGATCTGAGCGGACTCACGAACCGAGAAGCCCATGATGTTTCCAAGCACACCTTGACGAAGCAAGTTTGCGTCGCCTGCGCTGTCAACACTGTTCAACTGTGTCAGGCCGCGCATTGCTGCGGAAGCTGTGGTGTTGAGAACCATGTGGCGATCGCTGAGTGGAGCGCCGCGATCATCCAAGAATTTCTTGGTGAATGCTGCGTCTTTCAGAGTTGCGCTAAACAATGTCGTTGCATTTGGCGTGATGCCACCAGATGCGCCAAGAGCAGCGGCGTCGGCGAGATCGTTTTCGATTTCGTTGACAGCAGCACGAATGGCCTGAGCGACTTGATCTTGGGCAACACTCAAAGTGCCGGCTCCTTGATTCACAGCGTATTGTTCCTCGGCACTCCATGAGAATGGAAACGCGCGAGCTTTGGTGATGGTGATATTTTCGTTGCCGACAGTCTGGTCCGCGATTGCGGGGAATGCCATAGCAGCGGTGATGTTCTTGCCTGCTGTATTAGCAGCAGTTTTGAACGAGCGGAGGTTTTGACCAACTGCCACGCGATCGGCCGAAGCGTCACGAGTTACGGAAGGAATAAAACCGACAAGCTCACGCGACACAACGTCAAGCGCAGTGTAGGCGTCAGCCACGAGGTTGGTGAGGGTATTAGCCATAATTTTTTAGTAGTTGAGATTATTTTGTTAGTCTTGAATTTTCCCGCCAGATTTGACAAATGCCATTTTCTGCGTGGGGTTGAATGAATTGAATTTTTCCAATGAGACGATGGAGTCTGTCTCGTCACCTTTCGCGTCAGGGATCTCTCCTTTAAATCCGAGATTGGCGATGCCGAGTTGAACTTTACTTGCCACTTCCGAATCGAATGACGCGAGCTTTTCGTTTGCTTCTGCGATCGTTTGCTCTTGGTCGGCGACGGTGGCCTGTGCGGTGGCGAGTGCAGCGGATGCCTTGTCGCGTTCGCTGGTCAAGCTGTTGATCGTTTCAGAAGCGGTGACTGCATCGGCTTGCAATGCCTCGATAGTTGCGGTGGCTGCGGTGATCTCGTTTTCTAGTTCGGAAACGCGAGATTCAAAGCCTGCGATTTTTTCGAGCGCTTGTTTATTGGTGAGGAAAAAATTCATATTGTCAGAAGTAGAATCGTGATTTAATAGTTCGGTGATTTCAACTGATGCGGAAACTAGGACCGTATCGGCGAATCCATTGGCGACCGATTCTGATGCATTCATCCATGTCTCAGCTTTCATCATAGTGCGGATCTCATCGGCTGGCTTGCCTGTCTTGGCGGCGTAGATGTTTGCAAGGTCAGCGGAAATACTGTCGAGTAGATCAGCGGATTTTCTCAAATAGTCGGCATTGCCGGCGACGGTATTGGAAGCGTCGTGAATCATCATGCGACCGTGTGGAACGATGGCGACGTGATCACAAGCCATGCAGATGACGCTTGCCATCGATGCTGCCATTCCTGTGATGGTGGCATTGACGACGACGCCACGGTCTCTCAAACTTTTGATTTCTTGGTAGATGGTGAATCCGTCGAACACGCTCCCGCCTGGGGAATTAATTTCGATCTCAAGAGTATCGACCGCATTCTCTGCGGCATTCATGATCTCGCCAAAGTCTGCACCGGAAGCGGATGCACTGGCGCCGAATAGCTTGCCGATCTCATCGACGAGTCGTGTGATTGATTGGCGGGTGACGCTCTCGTTGAGCTTCACCTTGCCGCTTTTATTTTCGATTATGATTGTATTCATTGGTCTTCTTCTTTTTTGGTTTTGTCGTCGGTGCTGGTGTCTTCGACTGGCACTTCGTTTGCTGTGAGCATTTCGAACTTGCGACGGTCCACGGTGAACCCTTCGGATTCTTCACGCGCGCGGATTTTCTTTTCGTAGCGAAATACGGTCTCGATGCGGTCGTCTTCCAACTGCTCAAGGTCGCCGCCTTCTTCCAGCACGATTTTCGATTTGTTGAGAATGCCGATCTTGAAGTCTTCGCGTCTCTGCGCTGCATCGCGGCCTTGATCGACGGAGAATTTGCGTGGCATGATAAAGCCCCATTTCCACCAGTCGTTCTGATTCTTAGGTTGTGGCAGGATTCCTTCCTTGATCGCCTTGGCGATTGCCCAGCGGACGGTGCGAATAGCTGCGGTGTAAATGGTGTCTTGGCGATCTTCTACGGTCATCCGCATCTGCTCTTGAATGTTTCGCACCATCGCGGCGTTGATTTCGTTCGCCTTCCACGATAGCTCGTATGGAACTTTCACGCCTTTGCTCATGAGTCTGATGACACGATCTTGGAAGGTGCTCCACATGTCGCCTGGTCGCTCGTGCTTGATCTGCTCGATCTTCCCGCCTGAGTTGCTGCGGAAGTAGCGGATTGTGCCGTTCTGCAAAAGTTCGGTCGTCGGGTTGGTGTTCTGTGGAAGAATGTTTCCATTCTCGTCCACTGGTGGTTGGTATCCAGGGTCGTCGATGTCAGGACCGCCTGTCTCGTTGTATTCGACAAGACCAATCGACGAGACCATGAGCTGCGCCATTTGCTCCCATTCGTGGGAGAGAAGTGACGAGCGGATAAATTTCAGCGACGACGATCCGGTCGGTAGTCCGCGCGATTGGTCGTGCCAGTTTTTTTCGGCATTGAAAACGCAATCGTTCGCGTCGATCTGGATGTCGTCGGTGGCATTGTCGCCGAGAATGTTGTAGGCAATGACAGCACCGCGTCGGTCGTAGATCACGCCGTGGGTCATCTTCGAACCTTTGTATTTGCCCTCCTTGATTTCAGTCTCAGCCATGCCTCGTTGTCCGATTCGGTTGGCAGGTATTCTCCGCGTCATCGGCCATCCGCTTGACGTCGGCTCCAGCACCACGAGGTAGTCGCCATCGCGGTCGAGAGATACGCAGTCGAGCCAGAGCAGGGACTTGAAATCACTGCCGCTTAGATCGCACATGCCATACCATTGATTGAGTAGCCAATCGGTGGCGACCTTGCCCCAGTCTTTGTCTTCGCCGTGGAACTTTGCATTCCACGCACGCCCAACAACGTGGTCGGCCTTCATGGTGATCGCTGCCTCATACGGTGGAAAGTTCATGAACATTTTACGACTTCCTGAAAGCAATGCTTTTCGATCCCAGTCGGGAACGAGCTTGTCAAACGAGTCGGTGAATAATGGCTCAAGTGGTTGCGCGCGGTCATTGCGGTTCGCTGCGTTGGCAAAGCGTCCACCGCTGCCACTGGTCACCGGGTTTCCGTATTGGTCGAGAATAGGCATAGATCAGCAGAGTCGGGCAATGGTTCGGGATTGTGGCATCGTGCCTCGGTTGATATGTTCCAGCGCCTCGCTGAGAACTTCGAACCACTCGGAATTGGTCATGCTGGCAAGCTGCGTGAAGCTGCTTCCATTGGTGGACCCGCTCACCATTTGTCCACCTTTATTGGTGGCAATCTCGGTCAGCACAGCGGTCTGCCATGTTTGGAGCTGTTCAAGATTCGTGTCTGACACGTTGCCATAACGAATCAGAGCTTTGAGAAAAGCATTGGAAGGTCGCGCCATTTCCAATGTGGTGATTTCAACCCGACGATTCCGACGACTCGATCTTGAGCACTCCGCGAATTGCGCAGGCCACGATGCCCATGACCTCGGTGTCCCAAAGGTGGTTATGGTAGTGAGACTTTATTTTCTCCCATCGCCATTTGCCGGGTGCGTATTCTTTCTTCGTCTCGCTCTGCATTTGGACGATGTAGTTTTTTGAAGCATCGAGCGGGACACCAAAAAGCCCTGGGCGCTCCATGATGCCGGCAAGTGCATCTTTTGCGCGGAGGTTGGAAAATCCGATCGTCCGGTAGGAGAGTTGGTCGCTGGTCCGTCCGTATTGATATTTCGAGTAAATCTTCTTGACCTTGCGTGGTCGCTTCGGTGTGCCGACCTCGTAGGTGTAACCGTCGGCGCTGTCTTGTCCGCACAAGATATTCCAGTGTTGGTTGATGTCAGATCCGCAGTGGCGGTATATCTGGCGCACGATCTCGTCGATGTTGTATTTGCCATCGATGAAGACGTCGCGGTTCTCTAAACCGAAGCGTTCCTGTAGATCGAACAAACTTTGCCAAGTCTCTGGCTTGCCTTCCCACAGCAAGCGACTGCGCGGTTCTCCGATCTGCCACGCGCGGATCGAGCACCAGAAGCCGACCTTCTGAACGTCGATTCGCATGTGGCGGGTGTGCTCGTTCTCCCACTTCTCTCCTTCGTTGTAGGCACTTTTCTGATACGGATCGCTTCCAGTGTCGAGCGTCGGGACTTCTGGCTTCTCGACCCAAAACTGCGCGAGCCGTTTCATGATGAACTGCTTGCGCGGTTCTTTGTCTCCATTCTTCCACGCTTCCTCGGCGAGTAACCATTCCTGCACAAGCGAGCGCATCTGGATTCGCGGATTCGCCATTGCGGGAATGTAGCGGGTGACTCGACCAGGTATGTGGGAATTGTTCCGACAAATGTAGAGTGATTTTTCCGTGAGTCGTTTCCGTCCGGTGGCAGTGTCAGGGAATGACTCTGCGCAGTTCTCGTTCGCGCATTCGTAGCGGACGGTCTCGAAGATTGCAGGCCAGTCGAAATCGTCGTTGCCGTCTCTGATTTCTTCATACTTCACCGATGACCATTGGAAGATTTGCTCGGTGCCGCATTCGCAGCAGGTGAAACCACGATCAAAGCCGAGTCCATCTTTCGTGAATTTGTGCCAGTCGCTCCCTTCGTAGCCACCTTGAGCGACGCCAAGATGTTTACGGTTCCACCGATCATGGTGTCTTTTCAAAAGTTCACCGTGGATTCCATGCTTCCAAATCCATGCTTCCTCGGCCAGCGTGTAGCGCATCGACTTCTCCTGTGTGTTGGTCAGGTTGGCACCACCTGTGAGGTATTCCATGGATGGGAAAATGATTGTGTCCTTTCGGTCTTTGTGTCGATCGGCTCCGCGTGGAATCAATTTTGCCGTGGCTTCGCATTTCATGAATGCTGGCTTCATGCGGGTCTCCATCCATTCCTCGGTTGTCTTGTCGGTCTGCCCGATCAGCAGCGTCGGACCAGGTGCTTCGGAAACAATCCAGCACGACGCGCATTCCAGCACCGCACTTTTGCCCATGCCAGTATGACCGACCGCGCAGGATTCGTAGACGTCAGGGTCGGCGAGGTCATCGAGGATAGCATCGCAATGCCCACCAGTCTGGAACTTTGAACCGATCGGCGAATTGGTCATGTAGACATTTTCCCCGCACCACTGCGATGGGCGCATGTCTTGCCGGGGTGCGTGATTTGCGCGCCAGCCCTCGGCCCATGGATTTAATGCTTCGATCATTTGTTGAAAATATCAGAGAGTTCCGCGCACTTCTGGCGGGCGTAGTCGCGCAGCTCCTTCTTCATCTGCGCGGCGGTTAGTCCTTCGAGGCGTGGTGGAAGGTCGTCTTCGATGGATTCCCACGCGGCCTTGGATGCTACGGCAGCACGAGCGCCGGCATCCATCGAGGAGGTCATCGGCACGAACTGCCCCATTTCCACTTGCGTTCGGTGAAGTTCTTTCAGACCGCCGATCTTGGTCTTGATCTTTCGCGCGGTCTCGTAGTCGGGAGCGCCGATCAATGCACGCTGTAATTCTCCGAGTTGTTTTTCCAATTCGTCTGGCGTCTCGCTTGGCAAGTCGTCGTGCGTTTTTGGTTGCTTTAGTCCAGCAGGTGGGCGCTCAGAATTCTTGAGCTGACCTTTCAGCTTCTCGACATCGTGCAGATCATAGCCTTTCTTTTTCCAGAATCGCACCATTGCGCGAGTCACGGGAAATCCCATCTCGACGGTCAGGCGAGCGGCGGCAGCGTGTTGACCTTCTGGCTTTTCAAGCGGTCGTTTTGGTTTATTCTTGGTTGTGGTCATGGCTACAGTGTTATTTCCTGAATTCATAGAAATCTACCGAGAGGGAGGTAACC